CAATGTGATCGAGAATAAAAAATTGGTGGAACATAACTATAAAATGATGCAACTTTACGCGCCCCAAATGTCTGTTCAAGCAAAGCAGTTTACACAAGAAGCAGTGGAGAATTTTGAGTGTGATTTCAATAGGACAGAGCTAATTCGCATGATGCGTGAAGATGGATTTGGTGAGTTAAATTGGGAAGATCTTAAGTCACAGTTAAACAAGATCAACTACGAGTGTGTTGACGGCGCAAGCAAATAAATTTTGATTTCACCTTGACATTCAGAGGTGATCAGCTATAATTACAAGACATACAGAGGGCATTAATGATAGCAGAAAAGGAAAATTTTGGAAGGTATGGAAAAACCTTTCAAGAAGGACTTGTCCAGCTAATCTTTGAAGATAGACCGTTCGCGGATCAGATCACAGAGGTGCTGGATATTAATTTTTTAGAACTTGAATATCTTCAAGTTTTTCTGCGCAAGATTGTGACATATAGGGCGAAATATAATACGCATCCATCCTTGGATGCGATGATGACAATCGTTCGCACAGAGCTTGAAGGCGAAGATGAAGTTACGCAAAGGCAGGTGCGTGAATATTTTGCACGCATCCACACTCGCGAGCTTCAAGATAATGACTACATTAAAGAAACATCGATAGACTTCTGTCGTAAGCAAAATCTCAAAGAAGCGATGATGAAGTCTGTTGGACTTCTTCAGAGCTGTTCGTTTGATGAAATCTCCAAGGTTATCAACGACTCTCTTAAACTTGGTTCTGAAAACAATTTTGGCTATGACTACATGGCAGACTTCGAAGAACGATTCAAGCCAAAGCACAGAAATCCGATTACAACTGGCTGGAAAGACATCGACGCCATCGTCGGCGGTGGGTTAGGTAAGAGCGAGTTGGGCGTTGTGATCGCTCCAACTGGCGCAGGCAAGAGTATGGTGCTCGTCCACTTAGGGGCGGCTGCATTGCGAGAGGGCAAGACGGTAGTTCAGTATACACTAGAGCTGCAAGACACAGTAATTGCCAATCGGTATGATAGCTGTATTACCGGCTATCCCCTCTCGGACATCAAGAATTTCAAACAAGAGATATACGAAGAGATTAAGGATTTTGAAGGAAGCCTGATTATCAAGGAGTATCCAACAAAGTCAGCATCGACCAATACAATCCGAGCACACCTCTCGCGTCTTGTGAAGCGAGGAATAAAGCCAGGAATGATTATCGTAGACTATGCAGATCTTCTTAAGCCGGTGCAAGTAAGAAAAGAGAAACGAAACGAACTTGAATCTATTTATGAAGAGCTGCGCGCCCTTTCAACGGAGTTTCAATGCCCTATCTGGACAGCATCGCAAACAAACCGTTCGGGATTAAGCGCAGAAGTAATTACGATGGAGCAAATCTCAGAAGCATTCAACAAGTGCTTCGTGGCCGACTTCATCTTTTCCGTCTCTCGCACGATCGAAGACAAACAAAACAATCAAGGCAAGATTTTTATTGCCAAAAACAGGAATGGGCCTGATGGAATGGTATACCCGATATTTATGGACACGTCAAATGTTAACATTAAAATACTGCCCAAGCCCCCTGTCGCCAGCACACAAGGACAAACTCAGGTTGTTACTGCACCTGTGGCTCTGGACCCGGCGGCACAGAAGCAGTTACTATCAGCCAAATATACAAAACTAAGAGGAAAACGCAAATGAGAACACTGGAGAACATCCGCAGATTTAGATTATCGGACACTTTCATTGAACCTTACAAACAACAAGAGGTGCCATGGGGCCCCCTAGGATATGTAACGTTTAAGAGAACATATGCTCGACGTTTGAACGAGTTTGATCCCGAGGCAACAGGTTCCGAAGAGTGGTGGCAAACTTGCCGTCGCGTCATCGAAGGGATGTTCAACATGCAGAAGCAGCACGTGTTCATGTTGGGGCTGGAGTGGAACGACAACAAAGCGCAGCGCACAGCTAAGGAAGCATATGATCGCTTGTTCACTCTTAAGTGGACACCCCCTGGCCGCGGCCTATGGATGATGGGTACTAAGTTTATCGAAGAGCGCACGGCTGCAGGGCTATTCAACTGCGCTTTCCGCTCCACACGCGATCTCGCCACCAAGGGAGGCTATCTGTTTGCGTGGATGATGGACGCGTTGATGGTCGGCATTGGCGTTGGATTTGATACAGAGGGAGAGAATTCGGTCACCATCAAAGAACCTCAGTATACTAACGATGTGCTTGTTATTGATGATTCGCGCGAAGGATGGGTAGATTCTGTGCACACGCTTCTTGACGGTTTCTTTTTCGGCGATCGCGTTCCTAAGTTTGATTACTCTGCTATCCGTCCAGAGGGCGCCCCGATCCGTGGATTCGGCGGCACATCGAGCGGCTACGGACCACTGAAAGAACTGCATGATAATCTTACAGAGTTATATACAGCTAAAGTTGGAGAGCCGATTACTTCTGTGGACATTGTTGATACTGAAAATTTGATTGGCCGATGTGTTGTAGCCGGTAACGTGCGTAGATCTGCTGCTCTTGCCATGGGAGCATATGATGATCGCCAATACCTTGAGATGAAGAATGATCAAGAAAAGCTTTACCATCACCGATGGGGATCCAATAACTCCTTCAACGCTGTAGTGGGTATGGATTATACTTGGCACGCAGAGCAGTCACAAAAGAACGGAGAGCCAGGATACATCTGGCTGGATAACGCCCGAACACGTGGGCGCTTTAAGGATGGCCCTCGTTTCGATGACATTAACGTAGCCGGATTTAATCCTTGTGTCGAACAGCAACTAGAGGATGCTGAGTTGTGCTGCCTTGTGGAGACATTCCCAGCAAAGCACGACGATTACGAAGATTATCTCAGGACACTGAAGATTGCTTATCTTTATGGCAAGACCATCACCCTGTCTAATACGCACTGGCCAGAGACTAACGCAAAGATGCTCAAGAACCGACGCATTGGCCTGTCGCAATCTGGTGTTGTCCAGGCATTCAACAAGCACGGAAAGCGTCAAATGCTGGACTGGTGCGACAATGCCTATGAGTATGTTCAGCAGCTTGATCAGGAATACTCTAACTGGCTGTGCATTCCCAAGTCTATTCGTATGACAAGCATTAAGCCTAGCGGCACAGTTTCACTGCTCAACGGCTCCACTCCCGGTATCCACTTTCCAGAAGACGAGTATTATATTAGACGTATAAGGTTCTCAAAGGATTCAGATTTGCTTAAAACTTTATCTGAAGCAGGGTATAATATGGAAGATGATGAATACTCGCCTAATACCGTGTGTGTTGAGTTTCCTGTCCACGAGCCTTATTTCCAAAAAGGAAAGAGATCGGTTTCGATGTGGGAACAACTGGAAATGGCAGCGCAATACCAGCATTACTGGGCCGATAACTCGGTGTCTATTACGGTGACGTTCAAGCCTGAAGAGGCTCCACAGATTAAAGATGCATTAGAAATGTATGAAACAAGATTAAAAGCTGTTTCGTTTCTGAAGTACGAGGAAACAGGATATGTCCAGGCACCCTATGAACCGATTACTAAAAAGCAATACGAGAAGCTTATTAAAAACATCCAACCAATTCAGAGATTTGATACTGATGAAGGTGGAAGCGGAACTAAGTTCTGCACAAACGATAGCTGCACAATATGAGGTAGAAATGTTCAAGCCAGTTAATAGATATATTCAAATAAATTTACCAAAGCCAAAGCCCCAATCAACAAGCAGTCTTGTGTTGCCTGATGATTACAAGCCGACAGAAGAAAGACACGTCACAGCGGAAGTGGTTGCCTATGCTTTCGATGTTAGGTTTAAAGATCAACTAGTAATGTGTGGCGGCAACGGGGCATCTGTGATTGTAGATAAGTCAATGATCGAAGAAATTACTATAAATAATAGTAAAATAAACGTTGTTCTTGATAATTATGTAGTGGGGATTATTAAATAAAATGGGAACAATGTGCAATGCCAATAGACAAGAACTTTTACAATGAATCGTCAGCCGCCAAGCTTGGATGGGATCCGACTTGGTTTGGTGAAAAGTATTTTGACGACAAACTAACGAGAGCCATCAAGAAGTGGCAGAGAGATAAGGGATTATTAGCTGATGGGCTGTGCGGGCCCGCTACCTTTCGTCGCCTGTGGACTGAAAGGCAATCAGACATCGATGATTACCAGCCTAAATCTTGTCGTTATTCAAACTATATTGTCTATCAAGGAAGCTTTACCCCTATCGAATGGGACAAGGTAGTCTTATGGTCTGAAGAGGGAGGCTTGGAGACACCGGCCGGCAATTATTATAGCTACTCTGGACGTCCAAAGCGCAATATTCGCTTGTTTGTTAATCATTGGGATGTCTGCTTGTCGT